ATTAAGATGTAAAATCATTGCACCCAAAACGAAATTTGTTTGTCCTGTCCCAAAATCTAATCCTACAATGGCATCTACTTCTAATGATTTTTCTTTTTTCATTTTTTTAACAACCAAATTAGACCTTTAATGGGAAGAAAAATCAAAAATAAAATCCACAAAAGGGTAGCAATTACTCCCAAAACTATACTTAATTTTATGATTTTCCCAATTATCTTTTCAATTATTTTTTCTTCCCTCATTTTATCCAACAACAAAATACCAAATCTCAATCGCCAATCCTATTATCGCTAAAACAATCACAATATCAATTAAAATATCTTTGGTTTTTTCTTCTATTTTTCATTTACACATTTCATTTAGTTTCAATCGTGTAGGAGTATCAAATATGCCCGTAGGCAATAAATTGAATAATTTTTGATATCTTAAAACCGCATTTCTCGTAAGACCCCCGTAATACCCCGTTGGAACTTGACTAATCAAAGGAAACAAATACCCTTGTTCATCTTTTATCATTCCTAATGCCAATTGAAGCATTTTTACATCTTCTCCTCTTGAACCTACATACAAATCCCTTGTCCATTGGTATTTTGGCAATTGTGCTGGTGAAGCGTTAAACACTGCAAAGTTATTTATATCCTCATACCAAAGACCCCCCATAAATCTTGCTCCTTGAAACCAATCCTCTGTTAAAATCCTTCTACCATTCAATCCCCTACCATAATTCCAAGAATCTTGAATAAAAACCGCTCTTTTACCTCCATAAAGAAAATAAGAATATGGTAAAACTACTATACTATGACCAAATTTTAAATCAAATAAAGTATAAGAAGTTATAATTCGTGGCACTACATAATCCCATTCTCCTGGACCAAACCTAACCCCTATTTGAACTGGATAATTTCTTGAAGCAATTTGAACTATCTCATCAAATGAATTCACCCAGAAATAATTTGTGGGAGCATATATTTTCCCAATCAAATCGTAAGATGGCAAGTAATCATCTAATTTATTCATTTGTTCTTCGTTTAAATCTTGACTTGGCAAAAGCGGTTCTGGAACTGCTCCATACTTTCTGAATAATTCTGCCGCATCATAAAATCTCATTCCTTCGTTGGGCTTATTACTCCTTCTGGCGTATATTCCCCTCGCTGAAAATTTAATTGCTTTTCCTTCTTCTTTCCAATTGTTTATTGTTGCTATTAAAGCAATTGATTGACTAACACAGGAACTACTCCCATTTTGTGAATAAACTGGCAATTCGTTTAACATCTTTTGAATTTCTGGCTTTTGTTTCCATTGTTCAAAATCTATCCAAGTTATCGGTTCCGCTTCTAATAATTCGCAAGTTAAATAATCTTTTTCTCTTTCCTCTGGCTTTCTATTGTCTGGTAAAAGTCCTGTTTTAAATTGTCGTTTTTTTAAAAACCAGAACACAGTTTTAATTATAACAAATTTTACACCATTCGGGATTTGTAGTGGTCAAGGAAGGAGAATAAACTGAATACCAAGTTGTTGTTGATTTCCATCCATTATTCCTATTATCAAAATGATAATGAATTACAACCCCTTCCATCTTATCCAGTTTTTTCGAAATTTCTTTCAGTAATTCTTTAATCTCTTTTAATTCCTTTTCAATTTTTTTAGATTTGGTTTTTCTCATGGTTTTAATTACTATTATTCAACATCTGTTTCTTTTCTTATTTTTCTGGGTCGTCTTCCCGCCATATTTTTAATTATTTTTGGCGACCTTTTTAATTTTTTATTATTCCAAAAATCTTTTTTTAAGTTCTTCTAATAAATTAACAAAGATTTCAAAACTTTTTAAAATGCCCCGTCTAAAATAAATTTTTTTTTCTGGGGGCTCATAACTCATTACTTCCTCCTTTTTCAGAATTACCTCATCTTCAAAATTCTTCAGCCTGAACTTATATTCATCATATAACATTTGTATAAAACCTCCTAAAATTTCTTTTACTTCTTTATCTACTCTTTCTTTAAACACATCTTCCGCAAAGTCATCTATATATTCTTTTATAATTTTTTTTGCCTCTTTCCCTATTCTCTCTCCCAATTCTTCATTTTTAAATTCCATAATTTTAATTATTTTTAATTTTAATTATTTTGGCGACCTTTTTTATTTTTCATCTTTTAATTGGTTAATTGCTTTTTGAATTTTTTGGTTGATTTTTTGAATTTCTTGATAAACGATTACAGGTATAGAATATTTTTCTTTTATTTTTAATCCTTCTAAAATATCAATAAATCTCTGGTGGTTTTTGATTTTTTCTTGGTAAAATAATTCCAAAATTTTATTTTATTAGCATATTCATAATCAGCTTCAAGACAGTAGTCAAGTTTTTCTTTAAAAGTGCTTTCGCTTAATAAATCGCTTAATAAATTAGTAGTCGCATCAGAATATTCTCTTAATATCTCAATTATTTTTTCTTTCATAATTCTTTAATTATTTTTAGTTTTCTCCTCATTAACTTACCTGAATTTCCCTTACCCCTTCCAAAACATATTGGACATTTTGGTGCTAACTCCTTATTTCTCCAAACCCCACAAAAAGGACATTTAACATAAACTTCTCTTCCTCTAATTTTTTTTTCTTCTCTCATAAAATTAGTTTTGAAAATATTATTGGATTATTCAAATTTGGTTTTTTAAACCTTTTCCAATCATAATCTACTAATGAATATTCTTTACCATCTATTTTGCCTTTAAAAACTTCTTTGTTTTTAATTCCCTCTCCAAGTTTCTCATGGGGAACGATAATTTCTTCGTTTAGTTCCTTACAGAAAACTACTAAATCTTTTTTTTCTTTTTTTGCTTTTTCAACAATGTAGTCTCTTACGGAAGCAAAAAATTTTGTTTCTTCTCCAATTCTCTTTACAAATAATCTATTGATTTTTACTTTCAAACTATTCCTCCTCATTTGGTTTAACAAACCGATTTTTTTTAAAAATCCAGTCTGGGTGTGCCAAGTAAACAACATCTCTAAAATTACCCCCAACATTACTTTTAAATATCCATACTCTTGCTTCTTTTCCTACCCAGTTTTTAGTTTCATCTCCATAAGCATCAATGAGATTGTTTATAGATTGCTGATTTAGAGGCAATAATTTCTCTGTCATATATTTTGTCTGAATTAAAAATGCCAATCTTTTTCTTTCTTTGTCTTTATATTTAAAGGTAATCCATTTTCCTTCATCAAGTATTTTAATAATATCTCCATTAAAAATATCTACACTTGGTCTTGCTATGTTTTGTTTATCCTGTATTGTTATACTCTTTTCTAATTTCATTTTGCTTTTTTATTTTTATTATTTTAATCTTTTAACCGAACAAAACATTCAACACCATTGAAATAATCGCAACCCCCATAATATAAAAACACACCCCTAAAAAGCCATACAACCTTGAAGCAATATAAGTACCTAAAAATACTGCTATAGCATAAAAAACTAATAATGTTAAACTGATTGACTGAAGAACCCCAATTGAACTTGTTGCTAAAATCTCACTCATTTTTTTGATTTAAGTTTTCGACCTTTTGTTCTTCTTTTTTTTCTCTATATTCCATAATATATCTGGCAAAAGTAGAAAGAGGAATTCCAAGTGTTTTTGTTAATTCTTGCATCGTATATTCATTCTTATAGTTTTCCCACAACCAGTTATACATTTCCATTTTTATTTTTTTTCTTTCTTTTGCTTTCATTGTTTTGTTTTTTTAATGTATTTTTATATTATCTTTTTTTCACTTACTATTATAAAAATTTTTTTAAAAAAGTCAAGAACCCTTTTTGTGAATAACTTTTTATTATTTCACATCTCGTCTGACAATGGCATTCCTCTTGCCTTTCTGTATTCGTCTGGAGTTTCATATCCTTCAAACAATCCTTTTTCCTTTAAGGAATACCAAATTTTGCTCATATATTTTTTAACCTTTTTTCTTCTTATTGTTTCGTCTACGCTTTCCATTTTTGGTTCTGGTAAACTAAATTCGGGCACTGTTCTTTCTTTTAATGATTCAATGCTTTCTATTAGTGAAGCTCTAATAATTTTTCCCTCTATACTTAAAAATTTAATTTTTCCCTCTAAAAGTTCTTTTTTTATTTCTTCGAATTCTTGTTCGTCTACTTCGATTTCAATTTCTCTTTTATCTGATAGTTTAATTAAAATTTTCATCTTACTATTTTTCCGTTTTTTATTTCAATATAAGTTGGATGTTTGATCTTTTCTTTGAATTCATTCAAAATTTTTACTCCATGATAATACAGATATTTGAAACTGGTAAGATTGGCTTTATGAAAATCAAATTTAACTGCTATTTTTAAGAGTTTCTCCACATTTTCTTTTCCGTTAAACTTTTTAATGCAAAGCCAACAATAACGCCTATTTTGTTTTTCTGAACCGTCCATCTTTTTAAGTTCCGTTATTTCTTTAAATTTTTCCATTAAGTAGTTAATATCTGAATTTCCATAAGAAGAAGACGAAGTCTTCCTGTTCTCTTTAGAGAACATAATAATTTTATTTTCTAATTGAGTTTCTAATTGATTTTCTATATATGTATTTCTTTCTTTAACTTTTTGACAATACCCCTCTTTAACTTTTTGATAAGACCTCTTTAACTTTTCATCAATACCTCTTAAATTTATCTTCAAGACCCTCAAATTTCCTTTTTCTGGAATAATTTCAATATCAACCCATCCTCTTTTTTTAAGTTGAGATATACATTTACTTACTTGAGTTTCGCTTATTCCTAAAATTTCAGAGAAATGTTTATTGCTTGGATAACATACTCCGTTTTCATCCGCTAAAGAATAAATTTCAGCCAAAATTAACTTTGCTGTAGAAGATAAAGATTTATCAGATAAGGCCATTGAAGGAATAAACGCCCAGAAACTTCTTTTTATTTGAACTTCTTCTTCCATAATAATAAAAAAAACCGCGGGGGAGGAATGAGGACTTACCCAAAATAGGTCAACCCGCGGCGTGCCCCATTCCTCCTATTGTTTATTTGTTTGACCTTTAAGTTATTGTTTACTTCTATTATAAAAAATTTTTTAAAAAAGTCAAGAGAAAAATCCAATTGTTTAACTATTTGCGAGACTGGCTGGAATTGCACCAGCGTCTGCGCCCATAGGGAGCGCCGATTTCTACTAATCTACAGCCTCATAAAATTGTGGTGCCCCAAACGGGACACCACCTCAAAAGAACTATTTTGTTGTGTAATGATAGTGTTGTTTTCACAAAGAACAATCCCTTTTGTCACCTCCTTCTCTTAAATTTAACTCTAATGTTCGAGATATTATTGTTCCGCTTCCAGCATAAATGGCAAAATTAATGGCAAGAACTACTAACTTTCCATCTTTAAGATAGAACATTGGTCCTCCAGAAATTCCAAAGAAAGCAAGTCCTTTTGAGTAAATCTTTCCTTCGTGAAAAGCAAGAGGTTTGGCTTCCCACACTATTCCCAATATTCCCTGTGGACATCCAAATCCATAAATCTTTTCTTTCTTTAGTATCTCTTTAACTAAATTTGGTTGGTCTACTATTACGCTTGCAGGTTCATAAAAGTCAGAGAGAATTGTTGGAGCTTCAAAAATAGCCAAATCCAATTCAGGAAAAACAAGTGCTTCCCCTAATTCAAAACTGAAATAATCGTGGTCAGAATGAATAAAAGAAGCATAAACTAAATCTGGTTTTTCTACATTAACTACGTGATATGCAGTTATAATTCCAAGATGGGTTAAAAACCCACTTCCACAACCTATTTTTTGATGCTCTGAATGCTCTACTCCGATAAAGCAACAAGATTTTCTTACTTCAATGGGAACTAAAGTAAATGCTCTAATGGGAAACTGACAAACGTATTTTGCGTTATATACTGGCCTAACTAACATTGCCATCACCCCCTTTATAAAATTTTTCTTTACAATCATCACAATATTGGTAATGAATTATAATGAGAAAATCTTTTCCAAGTTCCATCCTATAATTACGAAAGATAATAGAAACTATTTCCGAAAATTCAAGGTCGTTCCATCTCCACTCACCTAAAACTTTTATTCTGCCACAAGGGCAAGCAATAATTTGTAAAGTTCTCATTGTGCTCCCTCCTTTTATTTGATGTATTTAATTGATGCTTTTACTTTTTCAAAAATTTCTTTCAACACCTTAACGTCTTGCTCGCAATGTTGAACAATGTAATCCATAGATTTCTTTGAAATCAAAGCCCTCACCCAGTGCATTCCATCTACTATTGTCTTTTGACTTTCTGTTTGCCAAAAGTAAGAAGCGGTTTGTAATTTGTAATCTGAAAGTCTGTAGTGCCACTTAATCACTGGATACAGGTCAACGTGTTTGGGAACTCTAATGGTATCTATTCCCCAATAAGCCAATCTTGAATTTACAAATGGAATGTCAAATTTTTTTCCGTTGTAAGAAACCAAAATGTCAGCTTCTTCTACTTCATTTTTGATGTCAATTATCAATTGTTTGTCGTTCGCTGGGTCTCTTTTAAATCCCCGATAACCATCAATTCTGTAGATTCTGATTTCACCAGTAGCATCTTCCAAAAAACAGGCACAAAGAACTATTCCATAGTTTGCGTTCAGATTACTTGTTTCAATGTCAAAATAAACTATTTTCATGGCAAACACCTCCTTTTATTTTTTTTAATGTGCTTTTTTAACATTTTAACATCTTCATTAATTTTTTTCAACAAAACCTTTTTTAACCTTTTAACAAAAGAGATTGAGGGTTTAATAAAGAATTTCAAAAGTTTTAAAAGATAAATGAGCATTTTATCGCTGTATTTTGGCATATAAGAAGGTTTTATTTGTTTAAATGATTTATACCTCATTTTGGAAATAACTCGCCTCTGAATGGCAATTTTGTGGCTATTTTCCCCTAAAAATTTCCCTTTATTTTCTTTTTTTGAGCTTTTCTTTAACGATTTCAATCAAAGTGATAATTTTGTCCAATTTATCGTCTACTTTTTCAATTTTGTTTAATTTCTCATCCATTCTCTCTAATTTACCTTGGATGCTACCAAAATGGTTTTCTTCAAACGTTTTCAAAATTTCCATTATTTTTCCATTATCTTTTTGGGTTTTTCCCAACAAAAAGAGAAAATAGATAGCGATGATGGCTATAATAGCGGTGGCTCCCAAATCTATTAACTTATCAATTGAAATTGGGAAAGTGTCTGTCATGGTTATTTTCCCTAAAATCCAAATTTTTCCTTTTATTCCTTAAATGGTTCTACAAATAAATAAACCATAATCCCGTTCCATGTCCCCCATTTTTTAAAGCATTCCCTGAATATTCTAATCGTTGAAGCATTCTTTCCTACTAACTTTTTTGTTAATTCTAAATCATTCGCTTTAAGTTTTATATTCACCCCTTTTAATGGCAAAACGCTAATATCTATCTTTACATCTTTAATGGAAATATCGAAAAATTCGAGCAAAAGTTTTACCTTTTCAATTATTTTGTTATCTGTTATTTTTTCTTTTTCCATAATTTATTTTTAAGATTACGACCTTATCAATAGAGGAATAATCATTGAAAGTAATTGTTTTAGCAGTAGGATGTTATAGTTTATTGATAATTTCTTTTAAAATTTCTAAAATCTGATTTTCTTTGACCTTTTTATTTTCGCTTTCTATTCCCAAAAATTCGCAAACAAATTTGTATCTATCTGTTAAATTATTATAATAAGAGTTGTTCAAAATGTCAAATGCTTTTCGATAATACATATAGGGGAAAATGAAGGTTTCGCCATTAGATAACTTTTTATCTATTTCTTCAAATCCTTTCTTCCAATCCTCTCTATTTTCTATTGAACAAGTTAAAACTGCTACATTTGGATCTGTTCCGCAAACATAAAGGTTTTCTTTTTTCTTGTAAACATCAAGCAACCATATATTTTTGTTGTTAATATCTGCATAAAGCAACATATCTTTTGCTGGTAATCCCTTTTCTTTTTTATCTTCCAAAAGATTAAACACTCTTACACTTGTTGAAATTGGTTTTGTTTCTCCATCAAATAAAGGCTGTTTGTTTATTATTCTTTCAAAAAATTCTGAAACCCTTTTAAATGTTGATAATTCGGTAAACCATGAGTTATAACCAGGTCTATTTGAGCAGTATTCTCCAAAATAAAATTTTTCTCTACTTGGGGAATAAAACACAGAAGCATCCCAAATAACCATTTCGTTTGGCCTAACAATTTTAGAGAGAGCGGGCTTGAAAAACAATTCATAAAGTTTTTGCCAAGCCTGACTATCTTTTTCAACCCACATTACAAGGTCAGCAGCACATCCAGTTTGATAGGACAAATTTCCATTACCAATTGGTTTTAATTCAATATCAACATTCATTCCTAAAATTTCTCCGTCAAAAGCAATGCATTCTGGAGTAAATTCTATTAAATCCTCAATTTTTTCTTCTAAAATAAACCCGTCTTTTTCAAACTCTTTTTGAGCAGATTCCATTATATCAAGAAGTTCCACAAATGCTATTTTGGGATTATTAGAGAAAGGAAAAAATGTAGGAGCATCAGGATTATTTCCCTTTATTCCAAAAACTTTTTCTTGCTGTTTTAAAAATTCTATTCCTTCCTGTATCGTTTTAAACTCATAAACCTCTTGATAAGAAAAAATTTTGTAGTTTTTCATTACAAATTCTTTTGCCAAATTTCTATCTTTTTCTAATTCATAGTCATCTCTTGTAGGTAACAAACCTCTAAAACCAAGTTTTTTTAGTTTTTCTGCTACAGGATAAAGATAATTAAAATCGCAAACAACAAACCAATTTTTCGGTTTTTCTTTTCTTAATTTTTCCACTAATTCGTTCGCATTGTATTTTTTAAGTAATCCATCAAAAAGTCTTAACCTTCTTTTTTTGTGTTCTTCGTTTTTGTCTTTTAAATCTTCGTGTTCCTCTAAAACTCCAACTAAAACATCGTTTCCTTCTTGTAAAAGTCTTAAGGCTACTGCTAATCCCTCACCTGAATATGTGAAAAATGCGTATTTCATTTTGCAAATACACCACCTTTTTCTTTCATCAACAACAACCTTATTTCATCTGCAACAGCATCAGTTAAAACTCCTTTTTCTCTTAAAATATATTGAATTTTAGCAAAATCTTCTTCAGATATTCCTCTTTTTGCTAAATCTTTAAAGTATTTATATAACAATTTGGCTCTATCTTTAACTCTCCATTCCTTTATATCGTATGGAATATAAGTTGGTAATTGTTTTTCAAGTCTTCTTTCTTCTCTTATCTTTAAAATTTTTTCTCTATATTTTTCTGGAATTTTAGCAACTGCTTCTTCGAATTCTTTTGTTCTATCTTCTTTGGCTAACTGTTCTAAAAATACAGTAGTGAAATATAAAGCAGCATTTTCTGCCTCAGTACTTTCAAAGTTATATTTCCCTAAATTTTCTATTATTTCCATTCCTTTTTGAATATCATCTTTTGACAATGGTTTTTCTGGTATATCATACGCTCTATTTACCCACTTTTCAATATCTTCAAGTTTTAATTTACCTTTTTCATAAAAAGCCCAAGCTTTTCTCCTTCTTTTGTCAATTTGTAATTCCCTTAAGGCTACTTGAAGTGGTAAGTTAAATTTACCACCCCCATAAGGTAAAGCCAAATTATACCAGTGATATTCTGCTTCTCCTCCAACGTTTTCGTATGCTTCCATTGTTTTTCTTAAAAATGGTATAGTATCTTTAATAGACCCCATAAAATCTATTCCTACTTTTCTATATACAGGGTCTACTATTTTTGATACCCATTTGAAAAAACCCTCTAAAGGAATAAATTGACCTAAGGTATAGCCCATAACACCAGCAACATTCCAGTCTTGTTCTCCGCTTAAAACAGCACCCCAATTTGTTAATCCTTGTAAAGATGTTTGATTTAAAAGAAATCTTAAACCTTGCAATATTGATATAGTTATTGCTTCGTCTAATCCTGGAGACCATTTTGGTTGTCTTTCTGTAATTACCCATTTAATTGCTGCTGGAATTGCCATTGCTAAACCAAAAGAACCAAAATACAAATAGGGAACATCAATTCCATGTATGTTTATTGAAAATGGTTTTCTTGTTTCATAGAAAATCGCTCTTTCTTTTTGGTTTGATGGAAGAGCCCAAGTTGTTTCTCCATTAAAAGCCTTCATGGCGCCCATAAGAAAAGCCATACTTCCCACAGTTGCTTGAGCCAATTTTTCAGAAGTGTAATTGTTTCTTACAAACCCCAATGGAGAAAATTCAAGCATAGCAATACCAACATTAATTGGAGTTCTAATGAAAGGAACAACAAAAGAAAAAGGATACCCCAAACCAATTCTTAATGCTTTGTTAGAATGGTTTAAATAATGATTTCTTATATTTAAAACAGTTTCTCCTACCGCGTCTAATGCTTGAGAAATATAACTTAACTCTTCCCTTTTGTATCCAAGGTCCCTTCTAAACAAATAATTTTCTGCTACTTCTTGAGCCCTTTCTTGAATTTCTCTTTCTAATGTTGGCGTAATTTTTTTGCCCATTCTTTCATACATCCTTGTAAGCCTTACTTCTTCTCCTGTTGCAATTAAAACAGAGAAAAATCTATCCATTCCCTCTAATATCCTTAAAGGAAGTTGATACGCTTTGTCAAGCAAGGGAGCGTTTCTATATCTGTAATAGTTTATCAAGGTTTTAAAATTATCTTTGTTTTTTAAAATATCCATCCACTTTAACGATATTGGTTCTTCCTGCCAAGTTAAAACTTTCCAAAAAGCTTGAGCAGCAGGTTTAAGAGCTCCAAGAGTTTTTTTCCACACCACAGGAATATCAGAAAACGCCACTTCTCTTAAAGCAGGATTTAAAGGATGCTTCATACACTCAATGACTGCTTGAGTTGGTAAAACGAAAAAATTTTTTAGAATTAATTGAGTAAAGTTTCCCCAAATGTTTCTAAATTGAGTTAGGGGACCAGAAAGCATATTTGAATATCTGAATAAATCAAAACGTTCTTTTGGCGTTAATTTTAATTGTGGAGCAATTTCTTTTTCTATAAAGTTTTTAAGTTCTTTCTCTAACTTTTCTGGATCAATTTGAGTTTCATAAATATGTGCCAATCTGCTTTTAACATCGTTGATAAATTCTTCTGTAATTTTTATTCCTTTCGTTGTCGCCATTTCTCTTAAAACTTTTTCGAATTGATTAGGAGCCCAAACTCTATAATAAGGAGAAGAAAGTTTTGGTAAAACCTTACCAACTTCTACTGCCCTTCCTAGTTCTGTTCCACTTTCAAAAACCCAATTAGCCAAATCTAATGCTTTTTTATTTTGTCCTAAATCCCAAAAAACTTCAGACATAATCGTTGCCTTTATTCTCTCTATTGCAAATCTCCCAGGATCTCTTGGATAACTTCTTAACCACTTCCTTGCCCATTGTTGATAAGCTTCATCAATGTCCAAATTGTTTAATTCTGCAATTGCCCTTTCTATCATTTCTTTATTTGATATTTGAGGATAATAAACAGACAATTCATTTAAAAGATTTTCTGCTCTTTCTCTAAATTCTGGATTATTCTCCCAAAAGTTTCTAAAAGTTCCCCTTATTCTATAATTTTTCATTCCTTTTTCGTTAAAATCTGGTTTAAAAGGAATATCATCTAATGGAGGATTTCTAGGTGGTTTTGGAGGAATAGGAGGTTCTTTTATTTCTTCTGCGGTTTTGGCAATTCTTTCTGCTTGTGGTTTAGTTTCTTTTGTTCCTACTTTTACTTTTTCCAAATCAAACCCCATTTCTTTTGCGATATTATTAAATTCTTCTTGAAGTGTTTTTCTTACTAAAGAATGTTTATTAGTTTGAACTAATTTTTCTGCTATTTTGTCAATCTTTTCAATTAAAGATGAGTGATGTAATTCTGGAATTTCTTTTAAAAGTAAGTCTTTGATTGCTTCTTTGTCTGTGGTTTTTGCTATATCTTTTAAAAATTGTTTACTAACAGCAACTTTTGCTACTTTTCTTTCTCCCATAGGAAAATACAAATCAAACGCAGTAAATCCTATAAAAGCCAAAGTTCCCAACCCTTTGCCAAACTTTTCTTGATACAGTTTTAGTTCTTTTTCTGCTGGTGGAATTGGTTCTTTTCCAAATAAAAATTCAGTAAATTTTGTTTTAGTAGGAGAAATTGATTCAACCTCTTTCCCAGTCAATTTTTCTATTCCTGTTAAAGTTAGTTTGCTAATTGCCCTTGTAAAAGGTTGCCAAGTCCAAGAACCTATAATTTCTGTAGGACTTTTTGCTCCTTCTATTTTTTTTCCAGTTATCTTTTCTTTCCCCCATTTATAAAAACCAAGGACATCTTCTTTAATTGCCTGTCCAAAACTTTTTGCAATATCAACCGCGAACTTTCCTATTTTTTTTAAGTTTTCTGTTAATCCCTCAAACATAAGTTTTCATTTTTTATTTTTGGAAAAACTCAATGCTGAAAAGTGAAGACGTGCCTAATTTTCTTTCCAATTCTTTTTCTTTTAATTCCAATTCTTTCTCTCTTAATTCTAATCCTTTTTCTTGCAACTTTAATCTTTTCTCTGTTAATCCACGTTGTATTTGTGCTCTCATTTGTTGTAATTCTAATCTTTGTCTTGCTAATTCAAGGCTTTCTATTGTTTTTCTGATGTTTTCTTCTATTTGTTGTCTTTTGTACATTTTGTCTCTTTCTATTTCTATTGATAGTTGATATAGTGCTACAAGTTCTTCTGGAGAATAACCAGAATAGTTTGTATGGTATGGGTTAGCAAAAGTAGAAAGATAATAAGGAGAAAATGTGTGTAATATTCCTGCTTCAGCAAAAGCATCAACTTTCTTTTTGTTTTTATTCATTAAATCTTGCATATAATCATATTGCCATTTAACAGCATCCATTTTTAATTTAAATAATCTTTCTTCAATGTTTAACGCTTTTTCAAGTCTTCTGTTTAATTCTTCTCTATCCATTTCAACATATTTCATCATTTTGTCAACCATTCTTTCTTTCATATCAATGATTTCTGATAAAGTTTCTGCTTCTTGCTTTAAAATTCCCAATCTAAAATTAACAACTGCTTCTACTTGGCTTTCTGTTACTATTCCACCAGCAAGTTGTGCCTCTCTCAAAACATCTTCTCTTGTTTTTTGCATTATTCTTTGTAAGTCAAACAATCTTTGATAATCTGCTGGAATTCCGTATTCATTTAAGAGGTTTTGATATATGCTTTTGTAACTTTCAACTGATGTATGCCTATTATAGGCATCAAGCAAATCATTCAATCTACGCATTTCTTCATTAAACAAATATGCAACAGTATCATCCACTATCCTATCTGGCAATATTTTTGAAACCCAGTAATTGTAAAGTTGGTTTTGAAGTCTGTTTATTTGATCTGTGGTTAGTCCAGATTGAATTAATTGTTGAATTAATTCATTAAATTCTGGTTCTTTATATTTGATTGGAATTCTTAAGGTTTCTCCTTCCATTAAAACTCCTTTAATTGATTTTTTATCTTGGTTTAATTTTTTAAGTTCTTCTATTGAAACTCCAAAAGTAGAAGCAATTTTTTCCAGAGTGTCACCTGGTTTTATGGTGTAATCGAAAACATAACTTGAGCCTCCAAGTGGGTCTTTATAAATATAGCCTGCTACCCCTTCTGGCAAATTAAATTGTGGTAAAAGCCCTTCTTTATAAAGATTTCCATAAATTTGTTCTAACAATCCGCTAACATCATACGGTTTAGGATACAAAATTGGCTCTGTCTCTGTTGGGGGCATAACTCCAACCAGAGGTTCTTTATCTGTTGTTTTGGGAGTAATTTCAAAAGTAGAAGGTGGAGGAATTTCTTTCCTAGTATAAGTTGTCGTTACATAAGGAGGTGCTTTTCCAGATTTAATAATTGGTTCATATCCTAAACTTCTATAATACCTTTCCACGTTCTCTACATCTTTTGGAGGAACAAAAACACTTCCCTTGCTTGTAAAACCACTTTTTAAAGATGGGTCTACGAAAATATTAATTTTGGGTTTTGTGGATTCTTCAGGTTTTAAAGTCTCCTTTTTTGTATACGTTGGAACGGTGCTTTTTGCTGTCTCTGTTGATGGTAACGTTATATCTAATGGTGATTTTAAAATTGTTGAGGGGGCAGGTCGAGAAGGAGTGGATGGTGTTATTGTTTCAAGTAAAGATGCAGAAAGTGTTGAAGGTTTGCTTTTTATTCCTCCTAAAAATCCCTCCAACCACGAAAGAGCACCTGAAATAAGATTGTCAGTTTTCGTTGTTTTTGTTATTACTGGAACAGTACTTTTTGCCGTTTCTCTTGGTAAAGGCGATATATCCAATGGTGATTTTGGAATTGACTTGGGTTCCCCACTAACGATTGTAGTAGGTTTTGAAGGAGGTGGCGTTTTTTGAGGAGCACTTATTATTCCTCTGAAAAAATCAGCCGCTTTTGAAACAACACTTTGAACCGCTCCTTTTAAAACATTAAATACATTTTTTACGGTTTGAAAAGGCTTGAATTCCATTTTAATCAATGTATGTGTAATAAACAATCAACCTTTTTAAATTGCCTTTAAAATTGCCATCTGTCTTAAATTTTATCTTAAATTGAAATTTGTCCCCTATAATACCTACCTGTGAAAATAACCAATAATAATCTTGCTTTTGATTGTCTATTTCCAGCGTTATAGTCTTTGATTGATTTAATCTACTATCTATTCCCGTTATCTCAATTATTATTCCCTGATTTGAATTTTGTGGTTTTGTTCCGTAAAAAACTTCTACTTTATCAATTCTACTCCTTCTTACTAAGTTTATCACATTTGAAACATAATTTAAAGATACCTCTTGAAATGGATTAGAATAATTTTGAATATAATAGTCAAGAGACACTTCTGGAATTAAAAGAATTTGTGAAATCTTATCTGGTGTGGTATCATTATAAAAAACCCTCAAAGCCCCTTGTCCATCTAAAACTGCTACATTCTGAATGAAATTTTTGCTTGAATTGTCAAGATAAAAAGTCAAAACTTCTCTTTCTATTGGATTGTAAGCAACCAAAACATTAGCGTCTACATCTTTTTTCTTTGTTATGAAGAAAATATAATTCCCGTAAGTAGAAAAGCGAGCAGAAGGCAAAAGGGTAGTATTAACAGAAGTATTTGGAAAAGTATCAATGTATTTTAAAGCATATCCAGAAATTTCGTAAACTTTCATATTGTTTCCAATTTGCAAAAATACTAAATAAGTTCCCTGGAATGATAAACTTCCCAAATAAAGTCCTGGTAATTTAACAGCATGAAAATATCTGTTTTGATAAGAGCCATCCCAATAAAAGAGATATTGATTTGCTTTTACTCCAACTGGATTAGCAACAATAACCAAAAATTTGTTGTTATTATTCCCAATATCTATTATGTCCCAATTAGTTCCTAAATCAAAAGTTCCTGTTAAAGTAAGAGATGTTCCGTAAACTTTGATATTTTGTCTATTTGGAGCCGATGATGAACTTTTATCGGCAATATAAAGATAAACTGAAAATGGCACAGCAAACTTTGGAGAATTAAATCCCGATAAAGAATTCCAAGTGGTTCCTGTTGTAGTTTCTGAAATATAATAAACTGAAGTTGAAGAAGGATTAACAAAAAAGAGATTTCCAGTAAAAGTAGCCAATGAGGTATCATTTGGTAAAGATGGATTAGACAAAGGAGTTCCCAAGTCCCTTGCTATTCCTGATTTCTTTAAAGCCAAAACCTTACCTTTTGAAAAAGCACAATATAAAATTCTTTCGTCATTATAGTTTGATGGTAAATAAGTAGCAGTAGGATAACCAATATTAGAAGTTAAAGACAAATCTGTTTTTGGCAATTGACAAAGTAAAGGATAAGCAACATCTCCCATATCTGTTATTTGAGAAAAATCTACATCTTTAAAAAGAAAAGTAGGTGAAGCAATTAAATAGTGCAAATAATCAGTTGTATTTGTTTCTCTTCTAAAAAGCGTACTAAATGAAAAATTTTCCAAAACAATAGCTCCACCAGTAGATTTTGCTGTCTTTTTTGCTTCCTTTATAAATGTTGCTTGTTTTTTCTTTTTCGGCATATTAGTAGATTACAATAAGATTTACTTGACTATTATCTGATGAAGACGAAGAAATAATGGTAACTCTTCCATTATCACAATAAGCAGATAAAACTCCTATTGTTCCATTAAAAACTCTATGTGTGGCAATTGCTACTGATGTTGCTTGAACTTTAGTATCATAAATAGTTGCTGAACCATTAACTAAATTTACAATATAACAACCAACAAATGAAGACTTAATTGCCGAAATATCTTCCCAATCTAATGGGAATTCAATTCCACCACGTGGTTTTCTTCTTTGAATTGATAATTGTTTTTGTTTTTCTTCTTGTTCTGACATATTATTCTTGCCAATTGATAGTAGGTTTTTCTAAATCTGATTGCCAAGAAGTTGTTGGTTTTGATAAATCACTTTGCCAAATCGTTGTTGGTTTTGCTTCCTCTTGCCATTCTAACTTTGTTATTCTCCTGCCCTTTGTATCTTGATATGCTCCCGCTATTGGTTGTGATGAAATAGTAGAAAGCATAGAATTATGTGACTAAAGTAAATTGATAAAACCTGATGATAGAAATACCTCATCGAAATATATTCTAAAATTTCTAAAATAAGCAGACCGATAAGTATAGTTAGAACGTCCGTATAGTTGAATTAAATCACCCGCTTGAAAGGGACCCAAATCTTCAACAAAAGTTACATAAGAAGTACTAGTCGTTGACCAGAGATTTCCTATTGGTGTTCCATTTTTATAAATTTGTCCATAAGCCACGTATGAAGAGCTCTCTATACACATATCAAACTTAATTCTTATTTTTTCTAAGTAACCATTATTTACTTTAATTTCTTTTAATTTAACCATATTAGTTGAAACCGTTGATACTTCGGCATCATTTGCGTGTTGCAAAGTCTCGGAGGGTATAGTTTTGGAAAAGAATACTCTATAATTAAACGCTCTCACATCCCTATAAATATACCCATTAGTTCCGTCATCACTATCTTTAATACAAGTTTGATTTGGTCTATTATAAACTTCGCAAATTACAAATTTACCATATGGATAACTAGGAGCTGTAGGAGTGGCACTTTCTGTTCCTTGAACTATTTCTAAATTACCACTGGAATTCAAACAAAGTAAATCAATTCTGGGATAATTAGCAGGAATCGTAAAAGAAGGAGAATAACCACCACTAAAAAATACATAAGCCCCTCCAATATTTACTTGTCCTTTTGAAACATATAATTGCAAAGAAGGAGGATTTGTTGCTCTGACAGCAAAATTACCAGTTAAAAAAACATTTACTTTATTGTTTAAACTATCATCTGAAACTTCTACGCCCCTAAAATCTATTTTTGGTCTTGAGGCAATTAAAACACCATCTTTATAAACATCAATATTTTGTAAGTCATTATAATCTTTGGCAGTTATAGCCCTCATCATCTTATAAACTTTTCCAGAAATATTATGAGGTTGAGGGCTTGTATCTTCTTGTCCCCTCAAAACTGTAATAATATCGCCATTAATAGAAATCACTCTTACAATTTCTCTGTATGGATCATCAGTGGGGTCTTGATAATCAGTAGCATTCCACCAAACCAAATTAAAAGGAGGCGAAGGTAATTTTGCTCCTTCTCCTGTTTTTAAAATAATAGAAGTTTCAGTTTTTCCGTAGTATCCCAAAACCTCTACTTTACAAAAATTTTTGACTGCATCTGCTGACATAGTTTATTAAAGCCAACCCTTGTTAAAATAATCAATGCTTTTCATTTTAATTGGCTCTATTATCTCTACCTTTAAATCTTCAATCATTTTCTTTAAATAAAACTGGTATAACTCAAATTTTCTGTTAGCGTCTGGATGTCCTATTTGTTCTAAATACCTAAAAGCATTTCCATAAACAAAAACATCATAGTAAGAATCCAAAATTGGAGGGATTTCATCTGAGGTAGAAGTAAATTCTGGTTGTTTAGCAATATACCAAATTCTTAATCCACTTGCTTTATTTTCTTCTGGTCTTGGGAAAATAAAAACTTGTCCCCCAAATAAATCCATCAATGGTTTTGTTTTGGGTTGTTTTTTTAATAATTCATACCATTCATAAGGTAGATTTCCCAAATCTGCCTGTTCTATTTTCTTCCATTTACTTTCATCAGTTGGGTCATCATAGTTAATTTCTAATCTTAAAATAGTTAACAAATCACTTGGTAAAGCATAGTTTGCTTGTCCTGCTATCAAATCTGTTTTCTTGATGGTACCAAACAATTCTATTTCTTCATTAGCCAAAGCTCTTTGAATATCTAAATAAGTCTCATTGGTAAGAGATAAAAGTTCAACATCTGGTAAAGTTGTTGAATTCGTATTGGTTATTTTTCTTGTTTTTTCAAAGATTGTTGAAAGTTGCATTGTAGTTAAAGTATGTGGGGGCGGAGGCCACAAGGATACCCTCCCTTACCCATAGCCCCCAATCAGGGTTTTTAAGTTCTATTTATTCATTACAAAACACTTGCTGCAGTTTCAATTCTAACCAATCTATCTTCTTGAGTTCTTGCAACCCCAATGTTTGTCTTTGCACCAACCCAACCCTTTTGTCCTAATGGATTGCTAATAGAAACAGCACTTTCTGGAGGATACACGTAAGTGTTTACTTTTTTCCCCAACCAGTAACAAATTCTGTAAGCATCGGCAGCAATCAAAGTAGTCGGATAAACAATAATCGTAGGGTCAGTATAAAATGGCTTGACATTAGGAGATTGAACAATTCTTGCTCCTGCAATTGAGCCAATCTCTCCACGAAAGAGATTTTCAGGTTGAGCGTATTTGTGCATCTCCCAATAACTTGCTCCAGGTCCAGCAGAGGTCATTAAGTCATAAGCTACTCTTGGGTGCATTACACAAGCGTATCCTCCACCAGGAAATTCAGGTGCGGAGAAAGTTCTTAACATCTGTACTGCCTTAAAAATTAAGTCAACGCTAATTCTATCGGATGAAGTAAGCTGATCCCTGGCGAAACGACCTGCAGGAAAAATTACATTTCTACCAGCATTAACAACTGTTTGAATAACCTCATCAATCTTTCTTGCCATTGCTTTACCAACTTCATTGAGGGAAGCTTTTACCAAATCAAAAACACAAGTTAAAGCAACCAAATCCGTCATTTCAACATTAATTCCATACTGAGTTGGAGTTACATCAATAGCATTAACAGAAACAGCAGTTGAAGTAGGAGCGGTTCCTTCAGTCAATCCTACTACAGCTTCAGTTGCAATCTGATTGAAGGTGAAGAATCTTGAAGTGTAGTTTCCTTCAGGAACAATTTCAACAGTTCCAAATTGTTCGAAATAGAGATGGGGTTGCAAACTTTCGATTACTCTCGTGTCAAAATAATCACCCAACGCTTTTTTAGCGGGTTCAAGATTTTGAGTAGTAGTTATATCCATTGTAGGAAGCCTTTTTTATGCGACCTTTTAAAGACTTCCTACTTCGTAAACTTTATTCCACTCCGTAAATTTGTTTGAAGAGTTCTCTTGCTATTTTTTCTTGTTCTTCTTTTGGTAATTTGAGGAAGTCGGGTTCAGCTACAATTCTTGGGGTCTGAGCAGACCCTAAAGAAAATCCAGTCATTTCCTCTCTAGAAGTTGCCTTTTTCTCGCCAATGTATCTATAAATTGCATCTTCCCAACTTTCTCCTTCTTTTTTTTCTTTCATTATGTTTTCTGTTTCATCTTTTAATTCTGGGAATTTTTTGTAAATCAAATTCTCAAGTTCAAGTTTATCAAGTTTGTTTAGTATTTCATCTACATTGACAATTCTGGCAACTTCTTGTAAAGAGGTAATTTTTTCTTCTAATTCTTTTTTTTCTTTAAGAACCTGCTCATATTTCTTTCGAAGAAGTTTGACTGCGTTTCCCTCAACTTCCTCTATTGTTGGACTTTTTTCCTCAATTCTTTGTTCTAATTGGTTTTTTTCTTCTATCTCATTTGTTGGTTGTTCTTGTGTTTGTTTTATTTCTTCCATGGTTTTTTTTACGCCCTTTTTATACGCTCCTTACATCGGGGAATGTAAGGAGGAATTAAATTTCAAATTTAGGGATTATAAAATTTGAAAATTTTTGGGTCAGTATATCCACCTCTCAATTCTACGTGTTTTCTGCATCCTTCTGAATTGCAAATCCAAGCTTTCCATTCTGGTATATACATGTAAATTGATTGATTAAACGTAGAAGGATTGTTGCTTCCTCCACACAAACATCTAAATTTCCCTTGTGCAAACATCTCTTTGTAATGCTTGCATTCTTTTGCTGGTTTTCCACAGAATTCACAAATTCCTCCTATTATTCTGGGATATCTTACTTCTTCTTTTTTTTCTTCATTTTTTGGTAAATCTTCTTTTCTTATTTCTTCTGCCATATTTTTTTCTGTTTCTATATCTTCTTTGATTGTTTTTCTTTTTGGCATAATGTTTTGATTTTTTTTCGACCTTTATTCTTCTTTTCTAATTATTTCAATTTCAAGAAATTTTGTCAACTCTGATGGAAGGTTCAACAAAAAATCTAATGCTCCTATTTGTTCTTTATAACTAATCAAAATCTGAAAATCAAGAGAGGAAGATTTCAAGTTGTCAATTATTCTTTCTCTTGTGTTTTTGATAATCTCTTTTAAAATTCTCCATTCGGGACTATTTTCAATCACTCTAAAACTTCTCACTAATTCTCTTGCTCTTTCTATATCGTTTCCAATGTATTCTGCTAATTCTTTTCCAAAATAATATTCCAATTTGGTATTTTCCATACTATTTCTTTTTCTTTTTCTTTTTGTGTCTTTTGGCATAAGTTCTTTTGGCTTTTTCAAGTTTTCCTGTTCCTTTTTTGTGAATTCCTTTGTCTGGTATTGTTCCTTTAACTAAACTCGCATAAAAGATATTTTTTCCTTCTTCCCCGTATTGTTCTATGAATTTTTTGAGTATCTCTTTTCCTTTTTCTGTTAATGGCATGGCTTTGTTTTTGTTTTTCGACCTTTAAGGGATTGCACTTTTCCCTAATTTTTTTGCTCCTTCTTGGGGAGATTGTAAAATCTGTTTAAGGATATCTTCTGACGTTTTTGTGGGCATTTCTGCTTCGGGAATTTCTTCTGACAAATTTTCTTTTTCTGCTCTTTTCATTGTTTCTGCTAATCTTTTTTCTTTTTCTTTTCTCAACATATTTGCTAAATGGGAAGCAATGTGAAGTTCTCTTGCTTCTGTTGAACTAATTCTCATGTGAACCGAAATGTGTTGTATATCGTCATCTTCTTCATCAATTGGAACCACTTTGTTTAATTTCAAAATTTCGTTTTCTTTTTCTGCTTTAAATTCGTGTGGTGTTTGAGGTAAAATGGCTTCTATTTGGTCGGGGCTCAAATCTGTTAAAAAGAGTATATATCTTAAAGCTTCTCTTGCGTTTCCGCCAATTTTTGGTAATACTGGTAAATTCTCTGCCAAATCTCTTCTTTTTAGAATTCTTTGTGGTTCTGCTTCCAAAGATGAAACAATGGTAATTTTGGGGTCTACTTGGGGAATAAATTCTGATTTTCTAAGTTCTAAAAATTGTTTTGCTCCTTGAAAACCTGTTAATTCTACCAATTTTATATCGTTTTCACTCATAAATCTTTGATGTCTTTTTAACCATCGATACCAAAAATCTTTTTCTCCTTCTATTATGTTTCTCATTAAAGAGCTCATTAAAATGTCTTCTTTTGCCTTTCTTAAAGCGTATTCTGTGGCTGTTTTTTTAGAAGTTTTCCCAAGTAGAGCCCCTGCTAATCTTGTTGGCCCCACCATTCCTAAAGCTTCAGATTGAATTAAAGACATAAAAGCCAGAGTATCGTTTGAAACTACATTAGTTTTTGGGAAGGGAACAACTTGATTTGCTGGATGTCCTCTAACTGGTATTGATTTTCCCATCTCTTTTGTTGATAAATGCCTTGGATTAATAAGTGCTTCATAGTTGTACAAGAAAGTAGGAGTTGCGTCTAACTTTATTCCTTGAAAAAGATAGTTTTTCAAAATAACATCTGCTCTGTGTAAATCTTCAATTTTCTCTGGCAAACCTATACCCCAAAAAGACAAATTTGTTTTGATGTAGTAAAAGGGAACAAAAGGAATTTTGCTCTTTTTGTCTCCTGCGTCTCTGTAATCTACCTTTTGGTATCCCAAGAGAATGCTTACTGAATTGTCTGTCCAAACAACGTATAATTCGTCTCCTGTATACAAATACCATTCCAAAATTTCAACGTAAGCTTGAGGATGTAAAGGTTCTTGGAAATTTAAATTTCCAATCAAAATTCTTTTTGCTTCATCTACCAATTGCTGTTTTTCGTATGATTGAGAGCCTATTTTTCTTGCTACCAATTCTTTTACTTTGCTCTCATCTATTCTTGGATCCTGTCTTAATTCGTATGGAGTTTTATAAATAAACCTTCCTGCGTATCTTGCCTCTTCAATACAAGTTGCTTGTTTGTCAATGAAAAAGAGCATTGGGTTTACTGGCTTTGCTATCAAAAGTTTTCTTTTTTTGTCATATAAAGAAACATCCAAAATTCCTGTTCCAAAAAAGATAACGTCCCAAATTAAACCTCTCATCACTTTCCCTAATTGCATCTCTTCAAAATCAAAATTTGCTACTGCATTTGTGTATTTAACTACTTTAATGTCTGCTGGGTTTCTTGCTTCAAATACTGTTCTTCTTTGATCTCCGTCTATTGCAGAAAAGGTTTCTTGGAATTGATTGAATACTAAATTAGAGCCCAAATAAATATCATCAGCGATTAATTTTTTGTATTGATTGAGATAAAGCTTGATTAAGTTTAGCCAAATTCGTTTCTTTTGGTTTGTGTCTTGAGTAACATCAAGATATTGAGTTTTCACAACCTGTAAAATCTCTTCTGATTTCCATTCTTTTAAAGGCAAAAAAGCAAGTTCCAATTGTCTATTGAGAGGAATTGATGTTTCCCTGTTCATATTTTTGAATGTCATCTGGAGTTATTGGTACAAAATCAAGCTTGTCTAAAACTTCCAAGCATTTTTTTTCAAATTCTTCTTGTGTAATTTGGGGCATTACTAATTTTCTTAGCCAGTAAAGAAAACCTTTGGGTTCTGCGATTGTTATTGCTAAAAATGAATCTTCTGTTTCTCTTATGACAATGTCTTCTAAAATCTCATATTTTCTCTCTTTTACCACTCTGTAAATTTCCTTCAAAAGAATTTTTTTCAGTTTCTCTTTGACTTCGTTTTTTAAAAATTTTATAGGGCCTATTTGAACTAACCAATCAGGATGCTTTCTTTCAATTTCTTTTTTGTTAAATCTTACCCAAAGCAATCCTGTAAATTCTTTTGCCATTTTGTTATCTTATAAAACAATCCAAAAAATGTCAATAGGTGAATTTATTTTCTGCCCATAACTCTTCTTCGTAAAATTTAATTTGCTCTAAATCTTCAACAAATGTCAAAGAAAAAGCATCCCAAACATTTGGAGAAGCAATTCCTTTTTTCAATAAGTTTTCTTTTGGCTCTATTTTGATTTTTCTATCTGAATGGATTTTATATCTTATGGTTAAAGCTTCATTCCAAGCATCGTTTTTTATCAGTTTCCCCCCTTTTAAAATCCATTCTCTTGCTTTCCAATATAACTGTGCTTTTTTGTTGAAAAATCTTTCTTCGTCTGCTTTGGAACCAAATACAACCCCATATATTCTCTCTGAAAGCTTTGTTTCGTTTAACCTGTCATAAACCCCCTTTCCAACTCCTGTAATGTCAATTGCTATTGTTCTGGGAGCATAGATTGAATAAAACTCTGTTATTTTGGGCAAAATTGCCATTGTATCTGAAAGTCTTTGGTTGAATAAAACTTTGGCAGTTAATTGATCTCTTACCACGATTGCTGTCGCGTCTCCTCCTGCTCCTACATCTACGCCTAAAATACAAGGTTGAGTCAAGGAATAATCTATTTCAACAATAGCATCGTTTAACTGTTGAGAAGTAAGTAATTTCATGTAGCCTTCTGTGTCCATTTCTTCTTCAAAAGCATACCAATTACCTTCAAGCAAAGCTTTTTTCATTCTTTCGTCCATCCCTTTTGTTAAGTCTTCGTAATAGTTTTCAGGAATGTAAGGATTGTCCCCTATTTCTGCTTTCAAATATCCCGCTTCTTGGCATCTTCTGTCTTTTGATGTTTTTTCTACGAAAAATTCTCTTACCCAATTAGAAAATTCTCCAACTGGATTTGTTACTGCTACAAATTTTGGATTTTTAATTTCTGGCCATCTATTTCTTTCCAAAAGTAAATCAAAGGTTTCTTTTGAAATTTGTGTTAATTCATCTACTCCTACAATAACCCATTCACTTGACCTGTATTTTTCTGGTTCATCTAAATTCCTAAACATTAAAATTCCTCCTCCATATTCTGGTTTTAGATGAAATTCATGCTTTTGTTCGTAATAAGTTCCAAGCCATTCAGGAAATTCTCCTTTTACCTTTTTCAAATGTCTATCGTTTAGTTCTGGATAGGTTTTGCAAAATAACCCCCCTTGTATTCCTCTAAAACCTTTTGCTCCCCAGTATAAAAGCCAATAGAGAATAATCCATCTTAAAGCTCTGCTTTTCCCTGTTCCAACTGCTCCCCCCCACAAAGTGTATCTGTAGTTTTTCGTAAATTCTAAAAAGAGTTTTTGTTTTGGAGTAAAATTAGCAAGCTTGAAAAAGTTTATTTTTTCCATTTAAGCTATTTTTATTTTTCGCCTTCATCTTCTTCATCTATTAACACCAAAATTTTTTTCTCTTCTGTTTCTATTGTTTGTTTTGCTTGGCCGTATAATCTGTCAAGGATATCTTTGTAGAAAGCATAGTTTCCTTTTAAAGCTTGTATTATTCCTTTTTTGACTATTTCAACTTGGATTTTGTCTGGCTCTTTTCCTAATCTTAAAGCTTCTGCTACTGCTTTTGAAGCTTCAAGGAAGATTGTTTTAAAGTTTCTTGCTCCTTTTGGTCTTCCTTTTGGATTTCCTGATACTCCTTTTGGAAATTTTTTTAGATTTGCCAAGGATTTTTCTGATACCATACTTTTATTTTAATTTGAGATTTTTGAAAAATCAAGATTTTTCCTTTGTTTTTTCTCTGTTTTTATTTTTTATTTTTGGGATGTGAAAAACTTGTGAAAAAGTAAGCATTTTTAAGAGAGAATTTGATTTTTTCTTTTGCCTCTTGATTTTTTTTCTTTTCTGATTATAATAGAAAGTGAAATAAAATTAAGTTAAAAAAGATTAAAAAGTAAAACAAAAAAGAAAACGAACAGAAAACAGGAAAGAAGAGAAACCTTACCGCCCGAAATCAAAAAAGGTCGAAAAAATAAAAAAAATAAAAATAAAATGAGAAAAAAAACAGAATTTGACAAAATTAAAAATGGATTAAAAAGGCTTGAATTTAAGAGTTATTTTCCCATCGAAGTAGACGACAGTGGAGGCTGGAAATGGACAGAGGACGCATTGGAAACATTGACCGATTACATTTACACCAAAATCAAAAAAATTAAAAAATATGAAATGGAAAAATGGACAAAAAAGAAAAACAAAGGTCGAAAAATAAAATTAAAAACTATGACAGAAGAGGTCAAAACCAATAAAGTAAAAATGACGCAAGAAATAGAGGAAAAATGTTGGCGTTATTTAGAGGAGGGAATGTTTACTGCTTGCCGTGAATACTTAAGAAGTTTGGGTTTTACTGATGAAGATATCGATTACTTTTATGAAGTATGGCGTGAAGGTAAATCGCTTTATCCATACGGAGAAATTCCTCTTTAAAAGGTCGTAAAATAAATTAAAACTATGGACAATTTAGGAGAACAATTAAAAAATAACTTCGGATTAGATACTGATGAGATGGAAAAGGAATTGTTTGAAAAAAAGAGAAGAATTTATAGCCTTACCTTAAAAGATACTGACACTGGAGGAATTTTAGAACTGAATATTGAGGCTGAAAATGTTGTTGAAGCATTAAAAGATTTTCAATTAAGGTTAAAGAGAATGGATACAATAGACATTCTTAAAAAGATTGAATTCCCTATGACAAACTTAAGTGAGGTTGACAAAGTGGTTTTAATGTTGTTAAATGAAATAAGAGCGGAAGGTTAAAGCCCTTCCCCGCCTTTTGGAAGTTTTCAGCGGTCAATTGTAAAACTTCCCCATTTTTGCTAAAATTTAAATTACAAAAGGTCAACTAATTAAAAAAACTATGAGTTGTAGAAGAAAAAAAGCAACTCTTTTCTTGCTCTTTACCTTAATCTTAATATTAATTGGATTTTGGTTAGGATGGAAAAGTTATCCCAAATTCAATCAAATTAAACCACAAATAATTGAAAAGGTTAAAGAAGTAAAGATTCCAATAGATTATGATGACTCAGAATATGTTGATTATTGTTTTAGCAAGGTATCACAGGAAACAGGAATAAAGAAAGAGGTATTTTATGCCATTAAAGAATGTGAAGGAGGTAGTGCTTGGATATTAAACAAAACAAAAGACGGAGGACATTTACAGGTTCATTGGGAAACCGCTTTAAGATATGGAGCAAAAGATTTAAGAGACTTTGTAGACCCTTGTAGACAAGCCAAAATAGCATCAGAAATTTTAAAGAAAGAAGGAATTTCTGCTTGGACTACTAAAAAGTGCATTGAAAAGAAACTAATTTTCTTTGAGACTAACCAAAAATCACCTTAAAAATTCCCTAAAAATTGGCCTTAAAATCGCACCAGAGCCTTGTTTTCCTTCTTTTAGGTATTTTCACATATCTCCAACAATAAAGTACGCCTTAAACTCAACAATTTGGCCTTTTCTATTTCTAAAAATTTCTTACGAGACATTTTTATAGGTTTTTCTTTGTAAAGAGAAATCAATCTTTTATACCAATCTTCTCCTTTTTTCTTGTAAATTTCTACTGAAATTGTGTGATTTTCTCTTTTGTGTAAACTAAAATGACATTTTTGGCATAAAAAAATCCAGTTAATTGGGTTGTAAACTAAATGTTTTGCTAATTTTCTTGGGATAAAGTGATGAATTAAAACTTTTTCTTTGCTTTTGCATACTAAACATTCTTTTTCCCATAAAAGTTCTGCTATTTCATTCATTAGTTTTTCGCATTCTTTTTCTAAAATTTTGATTTTAGATTTTTTTCTGGGCATACTCTAAAACTTTTTCGTGATATTCATAAATTCTTCTTTCTATATCTTCCCAAATTTTGGGGTCAAATTCAATTTCAAATTTCTTTCTTGACAAGTGCCAAGAGATAAGGTAAATTCTCATTCTGTCTTTGTTTAGTGCTTTCATATAAGGTGTGCATTGGTAAATGTATCTCATTGGGACTTCATCGTAAAGTTCTGGGAATTCTTTTGTTTTGATTTCAACTATCTCTCCGTTTTCCAATTCCAAATCTATTTTCCCCACTAAAACAATTCCGTGCTTTAAAGGAATTTCAATTTTTCTCTCTTCATAGCCAAAAATAGCCTGAATTCCCTTGTGAATTATGGTTCCCCATTGCATCATTCTCAATTCTTCTAAATCAGGAATTTTAGGTTCTAAAAACTTTTCAGGGGGAATCTTTCCTGTAAAATAATCCCATAATTCAGAACAATAATACCTTCCAATTTGCCTTTCGTTTGTTTCTTCCATTGCTTTTATCATTAACCTTTCGTCCAATTCTTCAAAATCGTCCATTATTGCTCCCAAATTCCAACTTTTTTCTGCCAATTCTACTGCTTTTTGATAAAGAAAATCAGGTGAAGGTGGATTAGAAGAAGAACTATAAAGATTTGCCAAAGACCCAAAAAACATTGAAACCCTGTCTCGAATAAATTCTCTTTTGTTTTTATTCACTTTTTCCCTCTTTTTCAAGAACATTTTTGACTTTTTGAATTAAAATTTCTCTCCACTTTTTAATATGTTTGCAGTTTTTAGTTTTAATATAACCATAGCAATCACATTTTAATTTCCCTGTTTTCAAATTCAAATAAATATGATAAACCCAATCATCGGGAAGCCCCAATTTCTCTTTTGTTTTTTCAGATGGTATTTCTTCTCCAATAACAATCCATTCAGAAAGATAAGGATTTTTTTCAAGTTTCATGAATTAACAGGGGAGGGTTACCCCTCCCCTTAAAAAATTCTTTATTTTGTTTCCAACCTTGCTATCGCAGAGCGAAAACCTATTAAAGCCAATCCCTTAAAAATAATATCTATCGTTTGAGTTTGTTCTAACAATCCCATTTTCAACCCCAAAATAGCCCATACTATCATTGCTACTGCTACCAAATAAGTTTTAAATCCGCTCAAAAATTTAATTTCCATAGTTTTTTGTTTATTTTATGACCTTTGAAATTATTAAACAGCAAAAAAATCGTCATCAAAAATTTCTTCTTCGGTTTCTTCTTCAATTTCCTCTTCCTCTTTTTCTAAATTTGCCTTTTTCAAGTAAATTTCTGATAACATGGTAATTTTGTATTTTCACGACCTTTTGGTATAATTTGGAATAGGAAGGGGGGATTTCTCCCCCCATCCTTTATTACTTTTTTTTCTTTTTTCTCATTTTTTTTATTTTGAACCTCCGACCTTTTATTTACTTTTGTTTCATTTTTTCTTTTAACCATTCAATGTATTCTTGGTAAAATTCAATTAATTTTTCTTTTGCTCTTTTCACTTTTTCAAGGTTTTCTATATCTGTTTTGACTTCGTTCTTTTTCATTGCTTTTTCTTTTATAACCTTTTCAATTTTCTGGTTTGGTAAAATAATAGTTTCTTTTTCTAATTCTCTAAGTTCTTCTCTTCTTTTTTTCATTAAAAATTCTATCCACAAAATATCTTTTTTTGTTTCTTTAATTTTCTTTTCAACCTCTGAAATTATTTCTTTTTCGATAAGTTGTTTTAATTCTTTATCCATTGTTTTTGATTTTTTAGATGTTTGTAATAACCGCAATGAAAAGACCAGTCTCCCAAATTACAGGTGCTATTTTCTACCAAATAATAAGGACACTCGTTTCTAAAAGGACATTCGTTTGAAAACAATTTCTTAATCAAAGCATAAATTTTAAAGTAAATTTTTGCCACAAAATTCCAAATCAAATATATCTTTCTATTTCTTGTCCACCATTGTTTTGAATTCTTATCGTATGAAAAGTTAAAATATGTATGGTCGTAATCTTTATCTTCGAATACCTTAAAACCCCAAAACCTTGCTATTTCTACAGCCCTTTTGTAATGGTCAGTGTGAGCCACCAACAAAATTCTATTCTTTTCTTTCAAAATTTTCCTTGCCATTTTTAATGCTTCAA